AACCAAGCCAAGCGCAGAGAAAGAATGCCTGGATGGTGCTGTTCGAGCCGCCCGCGATCACTGGGTCTGGCATCCAGTTTACCGAGGAGATGGTGTTGAACTTGTAGATTTTGCAACCACGGGCAGTCGCAAACACCTCGGGCTTGATCTGCGTCGATAGTAGATACGCAGTCTTTTTGTTTTTAAAGACGCGGTTCGGTTCGTTATCGCCGGCATCTACGTGGATACAGTAGGTCGGCGTTACACCGATGCCGTCTAAATATTCGACGGTTTTAGATGCAAAAATATCCCCTTGCCATTCACGGATAAGAGGATGAAATTGTCGGATGGATGGCCCGCCGCCACAGATAAGAACTTTGTCCTTACGTTTGCGCGCACCGTTTTTTAATTTAGTTATCCACGGTGCTGGGTCGTCTTTATTGATTTCGTAGTGTGATTTTAACTGCTCGTCATCGACGGAGCAGACCAGCTTTATGGCCATACCAATCCTGTCCGATAAAGTTGGAGGGCCCCTATATGAGAGGCCCTCCTCCGCTAATTAAGCGAGTGTGTCGCGGTCAACCTCATTCGGACCCAGCTTCGCGGTCACATCTGTCATAAATGCGATCACGCGAATTTTTCCGGTAGCAACCGCCGTGTCACCAACCGTGGCGAGCTTCACGTCAATCGTGTCAGCAGCCGAGGCCGGAGCAACGGTGTTTGCACCAAACGGCGCTAGGCCGTTAGAGCCGATAGCCATAAACCCTGTCGTTGCGGCATCGCCGCCGTCAATGAAGTCGTCACCAGCGGCAACGTCGATATCAACAGTGGCAAGGGTGCTATTTACGGCAACGACGCACTCGGCAATCGCACCGTGCAACAGCGTGTTTGCCGGCACATCGATGACTTGGAAGATGTCGCCAGCCGCCAGAGCAGAGCCTTTGGCAGTAGTTGCCTCAGCAAAGTCGAGCGTGAACTCGACCGTGTACGGCATCTGGGCGCCCATCCGGGCTTTGTGGTTGATGGAGGTAGCAGCAGCGTTACCTACACCGCCCACGGTCATGTCAACAGTAGCCATGTTCTATGCCTCCTCTTAACTATGCAAGTTGTAGGCAGCAGTGATGATCGCCTCGGGGCGAAGCAACTTGCGGCCATACAGATGCAGCCCACGCACGACATCGCTGAACGAATCGTTGTCGCGGTAGGTTTCTACTTTCTCGATTTGCGACGCAGTGGCGACGGCCGAGTCGTGGCCGGCGACGATCACGCCGAAGTTCGAGGACGAGCCAGCAGCAGCAACGGTGCCAGGACCGGTGCCAACAGACGGCAGGTTGTTGGACATGTAGAGACGGAAGCCACGGATCAGGCCCGAAATGATCTGGCCGTTACGCAGGATGTCGCCCGCATCTTGACCGCCAGCGAAGTCGTTATTCAACAGCTTGCTGTTTTCATCGTTCAAGATCTCGGCGAACACCGGGTCGATCACAACCCAGCGACCGTCGCGGTCCACGTTCTGTTGATCCATACGGCGAGCCATACGATTGAGAATCGCCAGAGCCGAGGAGTTGGTGCTCGTCACGGACGACGTAATCGGAATCGAGTTCGCAGTGGTGGACCCGACCCCCATGTCAGTGGAGGTCAGCTTCATGCTATTCAGCAAGCCGTCAGCGTCGACAGTGCCAATCGGATCGGTGCCGGCTTTGTCACCAGCGACCCGAGCGGTGCTGGCGTTCGCATGCAGCGAGGCTTGCTTGAAGCCGCACATGTAACCGAGAACCTCTTGGTCGTACTGGTCACGCAGGCGGTAGCCGGCGCGGTCAGTGGCGAGAGCCTCGAAGTTGATGTGGCTGTGCGCTTCTTCAATGTCGTCAATTTTGAAGGCAAAGTAGTTGGCCTGGTCAACGACAAGAGTAAAGTCTTCATCGTCCAGTTCTTGCGGGACGATTTGGGTGCCGCGCGAATATTCTTGCACGGAAATTTCTGGTTCTTTAATAATGCGGACAGTATCACCAAAGTTGCTGATCTCACCAAAGTAGTCAGAGTTGGTAATGTCCTCTACAACACTGGTCTTGCGAAAGGCGTTCTGGACCTTTTTACTGTAAATAATGGGCGAAAAGTTGCCATTAGGTAAGTTCGCATAACCAGCAGCCGAACGAAAAGCCATTGGTTCCTCCTACGGAAAAGGCTGCTAAAGTCCAGGGCATTCGCGAACTGAGTAACCGCCAGGCGGGGTCAGTGTCGTCGAAGGGTAGCTAGGCTTGGGAGATTAGGTAATGTGGGCTGCGTAGCTCGGATTACTCTACGAGGGACAGCCCACATTTATCCTGTCAGGTAATAGTTATATAGATTTACCTGTAACTGTCAAGTTCTTTTTATCGAGCAGCGCCACTGATGTCGTACTCGAACGTGCCGTTTTGAATAGCTTTCTCAATGTCGGCTTCGTATTTGTCGTATTCACGCGCGGTCATCTTACGGACCAAAGACTCAGAGAACGTGATACGTTGCCCGGCCTGATCGTCGGCGCGGGTTTTGCTTTTGGGGCTGACGCTTTCGGCGGCCTCTGCACGAGACGGACTTCTTTTGCGGCCCTTCATCTCCGCTTTGTACAGGGTGATAGCCTTACCGGCTGCGAGCGCGTCGTCTTGGTTGTCGTACAGCGCCTCTTGAATCATGCGCGGCTGCACGGATGCCCACTCGTGGAACTCCGGGTCTTGCCGGATCTTGTCGTAGTCCGGATGCAGCTCTTTTAGTTCCTGTTCTGCTTTTGCCCGGACCACCTCGCGGCGCATCTCTTGCAACTGCTCTAGCTGCTTTTCGATGCCCTCGGCGGACTCACGCGACTTTTTCATCGCGATGGTCTCTACCATCTCGGCAACGTCCGGGTATTTTTTGGACCACTCCTCCAACTCTTCCTGAGTTTTGGGCATCTTTAATTCTTTAGAAGTGGCCGCGCTAATCTGCTCTTGCAGCTTTGCGATCTCTTTTTTGTGCTCTTCTTGCAGCTTCTGGGAGTGCCGGCGCAAGTCGCCGTATCGTTTTTTAAATGTTGCCTCTTCAGCATCGAGGCCCTCTGTATCGTCGTCGGGCTCTGCTGCCTCGCCTCCCTGTTGTTCTGATTCCCGTGCTTTAATTAGTTCGTCTAGCTCGCGTTCTTCATCGGCTGCACGACGATAGCGCCGCTTCGCCTGTACAACGTGGCCCTGCAACGCAGGTGTTTCTGAAGGTTCGTGTTCGTTTTCCATCGACATGGTCTTCTCCGTGTGGGGGCCTCCAGTAGCCTGCCCTCATGGCAGGGGTGTTGGGTTGCCCAATCTTTTTTAAACTTCTGCTTCGTCCTCAGATTCGTCGTATCCAAAATCTAATTCTGCGGCGCCCTCTATATCGTCGGGTAGAGACAAATCAGGCTCGGGCTCTGACTCAGGGTCTTTGCGCACCGTCTCCGTCATGCCGGACATCACTTGCACGCCCGGCCTACCAGACATAATGGCCCGCCCTTGAGCATCTGTGGCAGGCACAGACCGTGTTTCATATGTCGGGCCAGTGCCTTGTGACGGCCTACTTTCTGGACCCACAGCCAAGGGGTCTTCGACAAGCAAATCGCGTGGCGTTGGCTCCGGACCAAATAAAGCATCAAACATCCTGCTGAACGAACTAACAGATCTGTTTTCCATAGCTAACGCGTGTGCTTCAGGATTGGTGCGCGCTAATTCTTCCATCGTGCCAGCCGGACCATACGACGTTATCTCGCCGCTCCTACTGACGTAGTTACCAGTTGCGGTGTCAATGAAGCCGCCGCCGACCGGAGCTAGGGTCGCGTCTTTAGTTTCTGGATGCAGGCCGTCTTTCACGGCAGTTGCCCTCTCCCAGTCCTCTACGGTCATATTGACATTGCCTGTGATAGACCGTAACGTGATGTCTGTGCCGGGCAGTTTACTTTCGCTAATAGAAACTAACTCGCCGTTTACGAAGCCTACGTCATTTGGATTACGCTGATAATTTTCGAAATGGATGTCCATGGTTTTGGCTGTCACAGCGTCCATCAACACGTTGCCCGTGTTGGCAATAGGCCCCTGGCCTGCAAACAGTTCGGGGTACGGGTCGTTCGGGAAGAATGCCCCCATGGCTAAACTGCCAGGAAACCCGAAGATAGCAGAGCCCGCTGCCCTTGCGGCCGTTTTCATTGAATAAGTTGAAGGATCGAAGAGGTCTAGCGTCTGCTGCGTTATGCCAGAATAATTTGCAAATCCAGAAAAGAACCCACTGCTTATTGGGGTGCCTCGCAAATCTATCTCTAATTGATCTAGGTACTGTTGTGCCGCCGGACTTAACTCGACGCCGGTTGTAAAGGACTCTAGTTGATTAGCAAAATTAAAGTCGGACCCCGGACCTATATTCATCAGTCGTCACTCTTCTTGTCATCATCCTCTTCGTCGGTGTAGAACAACCGACCGTCCGTCTCCATGAACATCAGGCCCTGCTTTGCTTCCATGCGCAGATCTTCTAGGAACTTGATGCCCCAGTAACGGACCACATCAGCGGGCATGACGTACTCGCCCTCTGACAGCATCACGGGGATATCATCTTCTACTTCTTCTGGCAGGGCGCCGAACGGTGCCTCGCCTTCTTTTTCTTCGGGTGGCATCTCATCCACCGAGTATTGTGGCGGGAACATCTCGTTCATGCCGAGGACGCTGAGTTTCATCATGGTCATAACATGCCTCTTTGCTGATTAAATAATTCATCAGTCTGCTCAAACTCTGGTCGAGGTCGGACCTCGATACGCAGACCGGTATCGTCGGCGGGCGGATCTTCTGTCTGCCCTGCAAACAAATCTGTACGTTCGGCGTCGAAAGGATCGTCTACGGTGCCTGGGTCAAAAGGCACACTGCTGAATGCCTCATCACTGCGTGTCTGTCTC